CTACGATAACCGCGCATTCAACATGGCTACCTGTTCGTCGTTCATGTCATCAATCCACATACCGTAAATTTCATACACCATCTGCGCAGTTTCATGCCCCATCTGGCTGGCTATAAACGCCGGGTTCGCTCCTGCCGTCAACAGCCAGCAGGCAAAAGTATGCCGCGTATGGTACGGATTACGGCGGCGAATACCAGCACGTTTTACTGCTGCATTCCATCTCGCACCCAAACTGCTTACCGAGTAATAAGGTTTCTGTTTTCCGTTACACACTCTGGGCATGAAAACAAAATGCAGTTTTTGCTTTTCGGTTCTGCCGTACTCCCGATGGTAAAAAGTGATTTCGCCTTTGCGATGATGCCCGGTCAGTTTGTATTGCTCCTTCAGTGCTTCAAGAGCAGGCTGCAGTAGCGTTACTGTCCGGATCCCGGCATTTGTTTTTGGGGGACCGAACATATCAAGTATCGTCAGGTTTCTTCTGACATTCACTATTCCCTTCTCGAGATCCACATCCTCCCACGCCAGAGCTGCCAGTTCCCCGTGACGAAGTCCTGAGTAAACGGCAAATTTCCACAAGTTCTGGCTCTGTCCTTTTTCACTTTCCATTAATGCATTGAATTCTGTTTTAGATAACGGATCAGGCTTTATTCTGTTTCGCTGTAATTTTTTTACTCCTTCAAATGGTTTGGTTGATATAAATCCCGACTGATACGCAAAACGTAACAGCGAACAGAGCAGGGCGATATAGTTATCAACTGTGCGCACGGTTCTTCCTTTTTTGTTGGATCTTGGATTATCCAGGTAAAGCGTTTCTCCATGCAGCAGTTCGTTCCGGTAGTTTAGGATATCGCTATAACGAATATGTGATATCGGGGTACTTTCACAAATTATTATTCTGAGTGTTTTTAATTGTGATTTCGTTTTCTTCATTGTGTTTGTTGTTAACTCTGTCTCTTTAATTCTTATCCAGATATCACAAAGCTCCCCGAATGTTTTTATGACTCTGGTTGTCACCATTTTCGCCCCTGTACTGGACTGGGGAAAACGTCTTAAATACTCAAATTCGCCGGAGTTTATTTCATGAACTATCAAAGCTCTTAGATTCCCGGCCTTTTTAATGTTGCTGTTAGTTACCTCCCAGCCTTTCAATGTTTCCCGACATCGTTTTCCTCGAAACATGAACCAGATGCGGATATATTTACCTCGAATCTCAACACCTGTTGGTAATTTAGACATATCATGAGTCTTTGATAAACTGATTTATCTTTGGATAGTTGTACCAGATAATTCCGCGCTTACTGTCTGGCTTCCCTGAAGGAGATACTCGTTTGAAGTGGATGCCTTCCACCCAGCAGTTCTGACGGTATAGTTCAATTTGTCGGGCACCCAAACCAGTGCGAAGTGTCAGACCGTATTCAACCATCCACTCTTCATTAAAGATCACTTGTGCCATCGCATCACCTCTGGCAGGCGCCAATGTTAGACTGAAATTGACGCCCGATGTTGATTATTAATAATCAGCTATGAAGTTTTAATTTGAATACAATGCAATTCACGAGGACTGAAGTTTCTCGCAATTAAAATTTATCAGTTTTACTTTCTGCTCTCTGGAAACGCCTGCTTCTTTTTTACCTGAGAGCATTTTTTCGCATTCTGATTTCGTTAGTTTAGATTTTGAATATCTTGTCCAGTTAGTAGGAGTGCCACCTTCCTTTTCAATTGTAGCGGTAATTTTATACATGAACGCCTCCATTAATATTTTCAGTGGTTCGTTTATTCCATCTTTCGAGCGCTTCTTTTTCACTTCCACCATAGCCAGTTCGGGATTCGCATCCGTTGCATTTTGCCCGGTAATATCCTGAAATGTCTTTCACCGTTACTGATGGACAACCACAAAACGGACATGGTTTAACATCGTCATATCTCAAAGTTTTTGTCATAAAAACTATCTCACGTTGGCGGTGCATTACACCGCCAGGCTGGATTATTCTTCTGGATTATCGATTACACTGTATTCCCCGGCTATAACCGATATGTCGTCTGGATTAATTGTTTCCACCTCTTTTCCATCCATCGATACTGCACGCTGGATTTCAATAGATACCGGCAGATACTTGAACAGTTTTCGTATCACTGTCTTTTTGGCCATGTCTTCAAAGTGTTCATCCCAGATGGACGACGCCCCTTTTGACGCTGCGTTTTTTGCCGCCTTGCTGTGTGTGTCGCGAACTTTTTCTACTTGTTTGCGGGTCATGACTTCAAACTGCACTCCTCCGTCTTTCAGTTTTGCAACAGCATAGACATGGGTTATAGGGGCATCTTCGTTTTCACCGGGACGATGAACCAGTTTTTCATCAAGGCCAAGTTCATAGCTGAATTCATCACATTCACGGACAACACGAGCTGACAGACTGATGATTTGACCTGATCGACGGGCAAGGTCGATCATGCCGCGATAACCGATGATCAGCTGTACGTTCTTCTTACCGTTTTTTGCTTTTCCGTTGCCGAACGGTAGCAGATATGCATGACCGAGGGCGCTACCTGGCTCAAGTCCGAGCTGTGAACACTGTACGATGGCACCGATAAAACTCGTCGAGTCACAGTTTCTTAGTTCCGGTACTTTACGGATTTCTGTTGTAGCAATGCGGATCATGCGTTCCGCTGTCATGTGACGTGGCAGAGCTGCTGCCAGTTGCGCTTTCATTGCCGGGCTGTTAATCACGCACAGCACATCCTTATCGTTAACTGCTGCTGGTGCACGGTTTCCCTGAGTTTTTTGCAGATCGGCTTTTGCGATAGGTGGTTGCTTAGTCATTTGCATACTCCTTAGCCCAGCGGGGCAGTGATAACGTCTTAATAGCTGGCCATTCATCGGTATTTAGGCAGTCAGCCAGGGTCCGCAGATTGCGGTGATATTCCTGCTGGCCTGCCAGTTTTGCTTCTTCGCCCATCATGAAAATCTCAACCGGATAACGTCCGCATTCAACAGTTGTGCTGGCAACCAGAAAAACGAAAGTTGGCTGCACACCAAACTGTGCTTCATAACCGTCACTGTAGAAGGCATCCTGAACGTGATAGCGGTGGTCGTAATAAGCCGTTTTGAATCGTTGAATATCCGCTGTGGTTTTCACGTCCATGATCCAGTGAAATTCAGGAATAATTTTGTCCGGACGGCACCGACACAAAATTCCTGTTTCCGGATCTTCCCAGTAAATTGATGATTCAGCGTGTCCGGCGCTTTCAACAAGCCATTGCCCCAGCGGCAAAGCCATAACGCTTTGATACATGAGTTCAATTTTCCGGCCTTCTTCCGCAGTGATAACCGTTTTTCCTGTGCTTGCGCATTCCATCAGAAACGCTTTCTCTTCTTCTTTTCCGGCGTTTGTACGGCGGTTAAATTCAGGTGCTACGATAAAGCGGTTACTGAATTCTTCCGGTTCAAGTACCCGGCAGTGGAAAGCGGTTCCTAAATCGAGCGTTTTTGTCTTTGTAGTGTCCACGGGGGCATTTTTACGCCACAAATACAGTGCTGGAGTATCAGCAATGTCATCGAGCTGAGACTTACTGACACCGGGACCCGCGTGGTAATTCTCATTCGAAATTCCGTAATAAATACCTGGCTCTATGTCTTCTACGATTACGGGATCTGCGACTTCGCCAGTTTCATCACTGCAATCGCGATGCGGATCGCTGCCAGCATTCTCATTGTGCGGATGTTCAGCGCCTTCCATTTCCTCCGGATCTTTTTCCTTAGCTTCAACCTGATTCTCTTCACCGAATGTTTCCTGGTATGTTGCGTCGCCCATCACCGCACCAGAGTCAGGGCAGTTATCCCCGCCAGTCTGACCGCAGGCATTGCAGACTATTTCCGGTTCCTGTTGCACTACTGGCTCAGGTTGTTTCGCATCCGGGCTGATTTTTTCCGTTTCTGGCTGGTTCTGGTACACAGAATCGCGAGTCTGGATCCCCTTAACCCATTTCGGATCGTTCGGGTCGCTAATTCCGTCAACAAATTCACCACGTGATGCAGCAAGCAATTTATCGGCATCGACAGGATTTTTTGATGGAATGTTTTTCCGGGCTTCATGGAGTTCTGCCCGCAGTTCCTGATATTTCGCATCAACAGAATTTACCTGTGACTGAGCATCCAGCGGCTGCGTGTTCTGATGATGTTCAGTTGCATTCGGTTCCACTGTTTCAGCCGTTGCCTGTTCATCTGCCATTGCGCCAGATGGTTGTGGCTTTTCTTCATCGTCCTGTTTTCCTTCTTCTGTTAGTCGCTGCGGCATCGGGGCCGAGGAGCGACCGCAGGCAATATCCACGATTTCCGGATCAGGGTTGGCATGATCGATTTCAGTCAGTACTTTGTTCAGATATTCAGTGACGTGTGCGGGGATGACCTCGATCCCAATTGGTGCTTCTTTCACGGACGCAACCACGATGGCGCGGGAATAATCCAGCCCGCCAGGCATGGTGATGAATTTGTCGCGGAAAACAGAAAAGGGTGGTTTATTTTCAGCGATAATTTCCTCAATGCGTTTAGCGTGTGCCGGATGAAGGTTATAGATGTCCACGTCCATTGAACGGGCCAGTACGCCAGTGGCTACATCGCGCGCCAGTGACGTCAGATCGTGGACGAAACCTTCGCCGCGATCGGTGAGGTTCCCGCCGCCAGCATTAGCACCGGAAGCCGTGCGAGTGATGCGTGAAACACGATTCCCTTTTCGCCATTCTTTTGTCAGAAGACCGCGATCAATGTGTTCGGTATCCAGCCAGGCTGAAATGAAATTCTTAAATTCATAGGGCTGATGTTTTTTCGTGATAGAGAACACTGCCTTAATTGCATCAGTCAGGCGGAGCAGGGCGGCATTATCCAGAGTTGTCGGTTCTGCCATGCTGCGTATGGCCAACAGCAGATTCTGGACATAGCTGTTTTCCTGATCCATCTCAAGAGCAGTAATGTGTTTGCGTTGTTCACGGGTGGCATGGTGCAGGTATTTTCGATCCCCGGCTGCATACGTAAAAATGTGCAGAAGACGCTGCGTAAACCGCAAAGTGGCTACAGAGACTTCGCAATCCGGGCAATCCCCGTGAGCGCCTGCCAGTGTGTTTTCTTCCTGCCCTCCCGTCAGTTCTTCGGTTTCCTGGGCATTCTCCTGATGGTGAGCGTCGTCTGGTGCTGCTCCCGGTTTTAGTTCCCATGTCATGGAGTCTTTGCTGAGTTGATAGCGTTCACTCCAGGTAAAATCGATCTCACCTTCAGGGGGCAGGTCATTAACGACAGGAAAATTAGTGGCAACAGCTTTAAAATAGCTGCTCAGTTTTTTACCTGATTTGACGATCAGGTAGTCCAGAGTGGCGCAGGTCGATTCAAAATCGTCGCTTGCCCACAGGACGACGTCAGGTTCACCGGATGATTTTTTCGCTTTCCGTAACAGGAAGAGTGGTTTTGCGCTCATTGTTTTTTAACCTCAACTCAGATTAAAATTCGTTTTGTTCAGTGAATGATCTTGCCGGATACACACTGTTCATAGCCTGCGCCATACGCAGGCTATTTCTTTCAGATTTCACCTTTTAATTTCATTGCAATCAGCGTTGCCAGAAATGCGGCTTTTTTTTCTGCGGGCAGATTCTTACCAATGTGCACCAGACTCATTTTTTTGACACCTTCGTTAAGTGTTTTAACGTGGCCTGATGGACCATCGATATCAACCACAGTGAATGGGGTTTCTTTATTTTGTGTTTTAATCACGTGGCCAATGCGTTTTCCTTCCAGATAAACCTCGTGAACAATGTTATCAGTAGTAACAACAGTGGATTCATAATTGGCAATCATGTTTTTCTCCTTAATTAAGGTTGAGCGAATCCCTGCCATTGTTGGCATAAATTCAGTTTCGAGTAGTCAGTTAATTAAAGTTCGTGTGCCATCTGGTGTTTTTCGGCGCAACTTTCACTACAATATTTTTTCATTTCCGTCGTTGGGATAACTCCACGCATGAAATGAAGTGGTATTTTAATACTTTTGCTTTCTTGAATTTCTTTATTGCAAAGGTGGTAAGCACATTTGATTTTCTTAGCCATCACCATGATTCCGCTTTTACAGGTAAACCATCACGACCGAGGAAGACTTTAATCATGCAGTCAGAAATGCATGTTTTTGTAGTCAGGCTACGAATATAAAGTTTTCGCTTTTTAATATTGTTTGCCGAGGCGATATATGTCCGACCTTCATGAAGAACATAATCGCCAGGGGTTACACACTGACGTGGTATTTCATCAGTTCCGAAGTGATGTGCAATCATAATCATCTCCATTTTTTCAAATGAACTTTGTTGATGCGGTGCCTGGTGCCTCCAGGTGATGTTAACCAGTTAACAATTAACACCGGATACAAATACCCCCCCAAACTAATATAGAGTTTTTTAACTGTTCCGCGTGCGCTTAGCCGCATTCACCGCATCACAAAATTCACTTTAAAAAGGGCGGACATCAGTCGAACTTCAAGAAAAAACCGATGCCGCCAAAGACTACACACAGCAATGTCGTTATTCACAACCGGAGGCGCACTCCCACCATTTATATTTAACAGACAAGACCGACTCTTTATGGATACCGGAAATGCGCCTTCGTGTTGTGCCCGGTTTTATTTCACCACCTCCGGGCTTCGGTGGTCTCGGCTATACCCCTACAGCGAGAGCTTGTGTTAACATTTCAATACCCTTACAGTCGAGAGTTATTGAAATGTTGGATGTATTTACTCCATTGTTGAAACTTTTTGCTAACGAGCCACTCGAAAGACTTATGTACACGATTATCATTTTTGGCCTCACTCTCTGGCTGATACCGAAAGAGTTTGCTGTCGTATTTAATGCTTATACTGAAATACCCTGGCTCTTTCAGATTATAGGTTTTGCCTTTTCTTTCGTGGTTGCCATTTCCTTCTCAAGATTGCGAGCACATATTCAAAAACATTATTCATTGCTACCAGAGCAACGAGTATTGCTTCGTTTATCTGAGAAAGAAATCGCTGTATTTAAAGATTTCCTTAAAACAGGAAATCTTATTATCACTTCTCCTTGCCGTAACCCGGTTATGAAAAAATTAGAACGGAAGGGCATCATTCAACATCAGAGTGATGGCGCAAACTGTTCTTATTATCTCGTCACCGAAAAATACTCCCACTTTATGAAGTTATTCTGGAACAGTAGGAGCAGACGTTTTAATCGTTAGCTTACTGTGTACTTCTCCAACCAGCGACGCGCGCCAACTTCGGTTTTAAACGTTTTGCTTTTGGTATACGTCATGGCGGTGAACGTTCCATCCTGGTTGGGGAACACGCCACACACCAGGGATTCGTTGTTGCTAAGATCGATAGTATCCATGTTGACCTCATTTTCCCTTAACGCTGGGGGAATTGGCTTCATAGTTGCTCCGTATCGTGGAGCCTACGACCTGCTTTTAACCACATCAGGTGAGGTGATATCCTTACAAATGGTAATTTGCTGTAAGGATATTAATTATGGATATTAAATTTCGCTGTCCTCATTGCCGATCTCGCTACATTGAGATCGATGAGCACTCTGGCTCTGACAATGATCGTTTTATCTGCGGTGATTGTTTTGCGGAAATCAAAGATTCTGATTTCAGTGAACACTTTAATAAAACAATCAATAAAATCATCCGGACAGTTAAAAACCGCAGGAACAAGTAGTTTGTATAACTTCTCAATCTGATGTCTCAGGGGGCTGGTATCTATTTTTAACACCAGTCCCTGCTTTTCATCTGCGATCATCTTCGTATCCCCTTAACGCCGGGTGGCGGAACTGTTTGCTGAGAACACCGTGCGGTGTTTTGGTGTGGTTAATTTAGAATAACCTAACAAGACAGGCAAGCACTTTTTGTTAGATCAACCTAACAAAAAGTGTGTTGGGATATAACAGACTGAAAAGAAAGCTATTTTATAGATTTGTTTTTACGAGCTTTGAGCATTTCTTCGAAAAGTCTATTGAAATTCTCAACTCTAGCGCGCATTTCAGACAGCAATGCTTCCTGCTCGGAGGATGGTAGAGCATCGAATAATTCAATCAATTCTTTGTGGCTGGGAGTTAGCTCGTTTTCCACATGAAGCTCTTGTGCTGGCAATGGTGTTTTGTCTTCGTCACCAAACATTAGCCACGTAGGTGAGCACTTCAGAGCATCCGCTAAAGCAAACAGTCGCTTCCCTACAGGTTGGGTTTCATCTCTTTCCCATTGAGAAATGGTGACGTGAGCAACCCCAGCGAGACGTGCGACTTCTCGTTGTGTCAGGCGTAATTCTTTTCGTCTTGCCAGAGCTCGCTGGCCTAGTGTTTTTGTATCCATAGTTAGGTAATTCTAATTTTTCTTGACTTAGGTATCCCGCGCACATTAGTGTTAGGAATATCTAACAAAGGGGGCTTTGATGTTTAAAGTTGATGCAATTATTTTTTTTGGTAGCAAGACAAAACTTGCCAGTGCCGCAGGAGTAAGGCTGGCAAGTATTGCTGCATGGGGGGAGCTGGTCCCAGAAGGTCGCGCGATGCGTCTGCAAGAGGCATCTGGCGGAGAGCTTCAGTACGATCCCAAGGTTTATGACGAATATCGTAAGGCAAAGCGGGCGGGTAAGGGTATTCATGAAAATCAGGCATGAGCACATTGAATCAGTGTTGTTAGCTCTGGCTGCCGAAAAAGGTCAGGCGTGGGTTGCCAACGCAATTACTGAAGAATATTTGCGCCAGGGGGAGAGTGAATTAGCCCTGGCGCCAGGCAAGGACTGGAACAATCAGCAAAACATCTATCACCGCTGGTTAAAAGGTGAAACAAAGGCGCAAAGGGAAAAAATCCAGAAGCTGATTCCTGCAATCCTGGCAATTCTTCCGCGCGAACTGCGACACCGCCTCAGCGTTTTTGACACCCTGGAACGTCGCGCATTACTGGCGGCTCAGGAAGCGCTGAATACGGCAATTGATGCGCATGATGATGCAGTCCAGGCCGTTTACCGGAAAGCGCATTTCAGCCGCGGCGGATCATCCGGCGATTCTGTCGTAGTGCATTGATTGAAATTAATCGTGCCGGAGCGTTTTGTTCGGTATCAGTTAAATGTAACGCTGCGAGCGTTACAAGGTGAAAACAATATGGCTTCAAACTGGATAAAGCTCGAAGTTATTACGCCGGATAAACCGGAAATATTCAGGATTGCTGAGATTCTTAATATTGATCCAGATGCCGCATTAGGGAAGGTCATTCGATTCTGGGCATGGGCGGATCAACAAATGATTGATGGTAACGCAGAGTGTAACGCTCGAGGCGTTACAAAAAGTGCAATAGACCGTATCACTTTTATGGCTGGTTTTGCTGATGCGTTAATTCAGGTTGGATGGCTGGTCGAAAGTGATGGAGTGCTTTCACTACCAAACTTTGAGCGTCATAACGGAAAAAGCTCGAAAAAACGGGCAGTTACAAACGAGAGAGTTACAAAAATACGCGAACTGAAGCGAAAAGGTAACGCTGCCAGCGTTACACAAACGGATCAAAAAGCGTTACCAGAGGAAGAGGAAGAGGAAGATATAAATACTGATCTCCCCCTAAATCCCCCTCGGCAAAAACGAGCGTCTAAACAATTCGAGCCGGAGGCCATTGCTCTGCCCGACTGGTTGCCAGAAACACTCTGGAATGAGTGGGTCCAGTTCAGGCAGGCATTGCGAAAACCGATTCGAACGGAGCAGGGCGCTAACGGGGCGATACGGGAACTGGAAAAATTCCGCCAGCAGGGTTTTACCCCTGAGCAGGTGATTCGACACAGCATCGCCAATGAATACCAGGGCTTGTTCGCGCCGAAAAGTGTTCGGCCTGAGACGTTGCTCCGACAGGTTAACACTGTCTCGTTTCCGGACAGTGCGATCCCGCCAGGCTTCAGGGGGTAACTGACCATGAAAAATATTGCGACAGGCGGCGTTCTGGAACGTATCCGCAGACTGGCCCCGCCACATGTAACCGCGCCATTCAGGACGGTGGCGGAGTGGCGCGAGTGGCAACTTGCAGAAGGCCAGAAACGTTGCGAGGAGATCAATCGCCAGAATCGTCAGTTGCGGGTGGAAAAAATTCTGAATCGCTCCGGCATCCAGCCGTTGCACCGCAAATGCTCGTTTTCGAATTACCAGGTGCAGAACGACGGCCAGCGATACGCGTTGAGCCAGGCGAAATCCATCGCCGATGAACTGATGGTCGGGTGTACAAATTTTGCGTTTAGCGGAAAACCTGGTACCGGAAAAAACCATCTGGCGGCGGCTATCGGGAATCGCCTGCTGAAAAACGGTCAGACAGTGATTGTGGTTACCGTGGCTGATGTTATGAGTGCTCTACACGCCAGCTATGACGACGGGCAATCAGGCGAAAAATTTTTGCGGGAACTGTGCGAAGTGGATCTGCTGGTTCTTGATGAAATTGGCATTCAGCGCGAGACAAAAAACGAGCAGGTGGTACTGCACCAGATTGTTGATCGCCGGACAGCGTCGATCCGCAGCGTGGGGATGCTGACAAACCTGAACTATGAGGCCATGAAAACATTGCTCGGCGAGAGGATTATGGATCGGATGACCATGAACGGCGGGCGATGGGTGAATTTTAACTGGGAGAGCTGGCGCCCGAATGTTGGTCAGCCAGGAATTGAGAAGTAATTTTTACCGGGAGGAAATTTTAATGGAGACCGTTTTTGACGCACTGAAAGCAATGGGAAAAGCCTCTTCCCAGGAAGTGGCAGCACGTCTGGGAATGACCCGGGATGAGGCGATTAACGAGCTGTGGAAACTGAAGCGTCGTGGGGAAGCTGATAACAAGGGCCCGATGTGGTGGTTGACTCAAACCGACGAAAACGCATCTGTAGCACAGGCTTCTAAAGTGACAGCGCAAATGCTGATCGAGGCGATTGAACAGCATGGCCCTAAAGCGGCTGATGAACTTGCACTGATATTCAGAATTACTTCCCGCAGGGTGAACTCATCGCTGGCTATGGCCATCAGCAAAGGTCGTCTGATTCGCGTAAATCAGAACGGTAAATTTCGTTACTGCCTGCCGGACGGTAATTTACCAGCAGAGCCGAAAGTTGTATCGGTAGTTAAAACACCTGGTAAAGGCTTTTCTCAGCCAGCCGGTGTTGCGTTACCAGTACAGGAAGCGGCAACACAGGAAGAAATTAAAACAGATACTGTGGGGGACATTGTG